TTAACTGTTAGAGTTGTATATGAAGGGGCTTCTACATAAGCTTGAGTGTATAAAAAGTTTGATGGGTCGAAAGCTGTGTTTAATTTACTAGATCCATCTTTAAGTCCTAAACCTATGTTATCTGGGTTGGGTATTATTTGTTCATCATCTTTATCTGATGTCCCTCCTCCAAAAGATAATTGCATAGTCCCATCGGCTAAAAATCTAGTTATAAAACGTTTTGATACTTTTTTTAATTTTAAAAGGTAAGGGGTTGAATTATTAAACTGGTGTAGTTCAGGATCATTAGCACCTGTATTCTCTACATCTTCAAATAAAGTATCCTGGGCCATATAAGGTACTTCTGTCCATTTATTACCGTCAGAATCTGTTATTGATTCTATTCCTATTATATTACTATCTGATATGTTTAGGTTTAGGAATTTTTCTGAAATTCCTACTTGAAATGTTTGAGATTTAGGAGTAGATTGAATAACTTTAGCTTTTTTCTTTAATAAAAAGTATTGTGGGTTATTATTATTATCTAATTGGTAAACATTTACTTCTGTTGGGTCAAAAGAAGAGGATACGTCAAAATCGACTCTATCTTCTAATCTAAAAATAGGACCCTCCGTTGATGCAAATGTTGATCCTTGATTTACTTTTAAAGCGTAATCAAAATCAGGTGTGTAAGTATTATTAACTATTTTAGCAGGTAATAATTGAAATATATCTAAAGTAGTTGTTGATGTAGTTGTTATTTTAGGTTTATACCCCATTGCATAAGCTAAGTGGTATAGATTTTCTTTTTCTTGTGCTAAAGCTAAAAAGGTTTCTTGTAATTGAGTGTCAGTATAAAATGATAACACATCACCTACATAAGCTGCCATTTCCAGAAACATCATACCTGGAGATCCCTCACTAAAATCATTATAAGTATTAGGGTAATATATTTTAGTGAATTCTACTAATTGTTGTTTAAAAGTGTTAAAATCTTTATTTAGATATTTAACGTCTTTATCTTGTGTTTTATTTGATACTTTTGTATATGCCATTATCTAAAATTAAGTTGGATGGAATCTGTTGTATTATTTATAATAAATTTGTATGTCAATCGTACATATAATGTATGGCTATCAGGGATTAACTGAATTATTAAATTTGTTATTTCTATTTCGGGAACGTAAAGGGCGCTTTGATCTTTAATTCTGCTTTCTAATTCATCTTCTTTTATTTGGTTTTCAAAAAGTAATTTTTTTAACCCCACCCCAAAATTGGGTTCATATATTCGTTCTCCCGGTTCAGTTAATAATACGTTTATTAGGTTACTTTTTACTTGATCTTGAGTAGTATATGAAGAATTAAAAACAGCATTACCATTAAAAGGAAAGACAACCCCTACCGCTACATTTTGGTTTAAATCTAGTGGGTTTATATTTATTTGTTGTCCTACTTCTTGTGCCATTTATTATCTTCCTTTTTTCTTAGCTATTGCCTTCATTAAACCACTATAATCTCTTGTTACTGCATCTGCTACTGAATCTGGCATACCTGCTGTATCCATAGGTAAAGGAGCACTTGTTGCAAATGGTTGAGATAAACTTACAGGAGAATTTCCTGATTCTAAATTTGTATTCCCTTGTGCTGTTTCGTTTAATAGATCATTTAGTGAGCTATTAGATGTGTAATTTTGTGTTGGGCGTTGTTTTATAGGTGCATTACCCATTATTTGGTCTCTTAATGTTGATTTGACTGGTTCAGAAATTGGGTCTTCAATTGTTCTTTCAATGTGTTCTACAATCGTTGGTTTAAGTTCGTCGCGTAAATCTTCTTTAAGTGTTTTTATTTCTCTACGTAACGAATAATCGATTTCTTCTCTAACTACTTTTCTAATTAAATTTTCAAATGTTTTTGCCTTCATGTTTGTTTGTGTTTGTTATAAATATAATTTTTTTAAATTTTATAGCGTCTATATCCTACCATTTCAAATCGAGCATTATATATTTTCTCAATTATCTCTTGTTGTCCCTCTAATTGTAGGTTTGTTAATATAGAATCGTACATTTCTGCTAAGGGGTCTGAATAATCAAATGGGTCTTTTCCTTCTAAAGATTCAAGACCACTACCTAATGTATCAAAATCATATCCCGGATATTGCATCCCCGCTAGGAACTCCTCGGGTGTTTGACCATTTATTACATTTTGGTTTTGTGACCCATCTCCACCAGGGTTTGAAACTGAACATTTATTTAATAATAATAAAAATAACATTTCGAGCATTTGGATTAACATTTTTACTAAATTTAATAATGCTACTATTGCTGCTATTCCTTTTAATATTATAGCTAGTAATTTATTTGCTTTATTTCTAGGAAAATCTAAAGCTTTCATAAATGATTTTGATAATATCTTTAAAATTGATATTTTACCTTCTGCTAATGTTGATGCTTTATCTGCTAATATTATAGGACCTGAGGGTGCTGTGGCAGGGGGAGGTATCATTCCTACGCCCTTAATCATTATTTTAGCTACCATTACTACTTTTTGTAAAATAGATATTACAATACTAACTGTTGCTATTAATGCTGCTATTTTTGCTAATATAGCTAATACTGATTCTATTAATGCTTGGAGTTTTTGGAGTGCTTTTTGGGATTTTTCTAAAGCATTTTTAATTTTATTAGCTAAATTTTTAAGTTTTTTATAATTTTTTTCTGCTTTATTTACAGTTGATCTTGAACATACTTGACTTGAAAATTTTTCTTTTAATTGGTCAGGGGTAGGTAATTTATTTTTATATTTTAAAACAGACTTTCTACCTTCATCTTTAAGTTTAGTTTTGACTTTTTCAAGAAGTCCTTGATTTTTTATCAATAATTTTTGTATTACTTTCTGCATATCATTCTATTTTCCATACATATCATCAGATGGTAATTTAACTCTATCGCTTTTAAATTGGGGTATATTAGTTCGTATTTTTGCTATTTGTGTTTTAGCTTGCGCAAATATAGGAACACCAACAGCTGGTACGTTAGGCCCTACAGGAGGAGCTACACAATAAGGAGGGTATGTATATTCTAAAGTATATATCATATTTTCTAACATCTCTAACATTTCATTTAATGTTTCTTCTAACTTATCTCCTAAAACAGCATGTTCAGCAGGTGCGTTTTTATCTCCTTCTAAACCCAAAAATATTTTATTTGAATTTATAACAAAGTCACCTTCATCTCCTGTATTGAAATGGATGTGGTTATTGGCACTAAATGCCATGTGTTTATTAGAATATACTAATAAAGAGTCATTTTTAGCATTAAATAATAATCTATCAGAGTTTATTACTACTTGCTTGCCTTCATATTCGTATGGGTGTTTTGGGTTTTCCATTTTATGCTATATTACCGTTTGCTATGTTATCTACTTGAGCATATCCTTCCCCTTCTTTCATATATTTTACAGTTGAGAGTATTTGGGAGTTTTGAATTCCTAATTTTTTTGCATATGCTGGTACAAAGAATCTAGGACATGATTTTGAACTTTTTGCTATTTGATTATGACCACATAATTTAATTGTTGGGTACCTCTCAATATATGTTTTTACTACGGCGGTTAATGTTTTAGCCTGTGCACTTGTCATATTAAAACTAGCAGCCCCACCCATCCAATTTAAATGAATACCACTAGAATTATACCCACTAGCACCATAAGCTGTGAAATCATCTTTATATACTTGAACACATTTTCCGTCTTTTTGTACCATTATATGATAACCACCTCTAGAACCACCTAAACTCTTTACTCCATGTTCTCCATATATCATACCTAATATAGATTCAACAGGTTCTATATTTTGACTTCCCGCGGTACAATGAATAACTAAATATTTTTTCTTAGAAGAAGTAGGGCCTAAATTTTGTTTTACTGTGCTCCAAGCAGCGGGTGCATTTACTGTTGTCATTGTGCCTCCTTTTCCTGGTATAGTCGCTGGATAATTCCAGTTGGGATAACCCCATTTTTCATATAATTCCTTTTTACTTCTTTTATGTATTACTCTATTTGAAGACCAATCACCATCTCCTGGAGTTTCTGATGTACCTCCTCCTACAGAAACGTTTTCTCCTTCTTCTACCCTTTCTTGCTCAGAAACTGCTATATCTTGGCCAGATATTGCTGGGTTTTCTCCTTCTTCAAAATCTTCTTCATCATAATCACCACTATCAATTAATTCATCATATAACGATAATTCATCTTGTTCTTCTTCTTTAGATTCAGGTTCAGGTGCGGGTGTTGCATTATCTTCAGCTTCTATGATTTCTTCTTCCTTTTGTATTTCTTCTTCTGTTTCAGGTTCTAAAGCACTTATTATATCTTCTTCCGCTACTACAGGTTCTGGTTCAGTGTATTCTTCTATAGTAGGAGAAACTAAAGCTTCTAGTGGATCTTCTACTACTGTTGGTTTTGCCCCCCATGATTGCCAATTTAATGATGCAGGTACAAATTTATCTAATTTTTGGGTTGAAGTTAAATATATAGATGAGGGATCTCTATTTACATCTTCGGTGGTTGGTTCCCAGCCCCTATCATCTAATTCGTCTGATTGACCATTACGGATTATTGTAATAGGATCTCCTGTTTGTCCTGAAGTAGACCAGTCATTAGGACCGGGTGCTGTGGCTCCAAATCTTATAGAATTTCCAAATCTTCCTTCTATTATATGATCTCCTTCAAAAGGTAATAGTGGTTTTGTGTTTAATTGTTCTTCAAAATATGACCCTAAAGGTATTTCTGAATCTCCATCTTGTACTTGTCTTACTAATCCTCCTGATGATTTTACATAATCATTTTTAGTTTTATCGTTGTTATTCTTAGGATATGCCCCATTATATGTGTCAGGATTAGGAAGGGCATTATGGTGTGGGTGGTTCCATATATTAATATTGGGAAAATAATAGGTTTCTGATGTGTCTTTTATTATATCTCTTCCTGTTGTGCTAAAAATTAATATAATTTCTCCTTTTAAAGGGTAATATTTTGTATTTGAAAATAAGGGTCTAGCTAAGTTATTTGCTGATATTAATGTTTTTAAATTTCTTTTATATTCTATTTCTGGATCATTAACTATATCACTTACTTTAATATAAAGTACTGTTCCTAGGGCGTCCCATCCTCCTATTTTTTCTATATCTGGAAAACTCATATCTAAAACAACATCAACTACCTTTACGGGTATAAGTTGACCTATTCTATTATTATAATTTGAGTTTTGATTTGATTTAACTGTAGGCATTTATTCTTGGGGCTTGTCTAACTGTTTAGGATCTGACTCGACTGTTTTTGCTATTTCTTCAGCTACATCCATTAATTGATTCATTTCTTCGTTAGTTAATAAACCACTATCTCCTGAATTAGCCCCTCCTGTTGTTAAACGTTGTACTATAGATGCCATTTTTATTAAATGGTCATCGTTTTTTACGCTTATCTCCATATACTCTTTAATTAATGGTACTACAACTGTGGCGTCTCCTAAAGATGTTATTAGGGGACGTAACTCAGCAATCATAGAAGCAATCTGGGTTGACTTTTTCTTTTGATTACCGTGAATTTCTTTTAATAAATCTCCAAAAGATTTATCGTCAAATATTACTTGATTTAATGAATCCATAGCGTTTTGTTATAAATATGGAAAGAATTAAATCCTTACATGTCCTGTGTCAATGTATTCAGTGTAGAGCCTTTTGTATTGTTTTTTTAGTACTTTAGTTACTTTAGTAATAACGGGTGTGTCCTCACCTGTCATCTCTCTTATATAAATATAAAGTGCTTTTTTGTTGAAGATTTCTAAATTTTCTCTACGTTTAAACAATGTATTAATTGCATCACAAACCTTTCTATCTTTGGTTTTCTTAAAAATAGTAAACATATGTTTGTCAGTGTATTCAGTAAAATAATCTATAAAGTCTTTTATTTCTTGCTTACGATTATCTCTACCTAACTGGTGTAAAACACCATCATCTTCATCTGCTTTTAAAACGTCTACTTTAGCTTTTTTCTTTTTATAATTGTTATTATTATATAAAATAAGATAATTTTTACCTACAATTGAAAAATAACTAAAAGCTTTTGAGCCTTTTTCTGGTTTAAAATAATCTAATTTTTCTAAAAGAAAACAAATTACTTCATGTTTTAAATCTTCTAAATCATCTACTTCTGTATAGTAGAATTTGAATGTGTGGATTAAATTTTCAGCTAATTTGTAGAAAGGA